TACAGCATTTGAACCCGTGTTTGACTACATTGACAAACACCAATTAGATCCTGAAGTCGTCGTCTACCTTACTGACGGATATGGCGATCAGAACGATTTCACTTCTAAATACGACACCGTTTGGCTTACTACTGAATGTACCAGTTTCGATTGGGGTCAGGTAGTTGAGTTTGATGTCGAAGCGTAACCCCTAGCCAGAGAGGAGAAACACATGGCTTATGTAAGAAAAACTGAAACTCTTGTATATGAAATAATACAAAAGGTAAGAGAAATGTCACGTAAGGCACAAGAGCCTTATCAAGCAGATACAGTGACATCTGGAAGTCCAGAGTATAAAGCAATTTCTGATGCTGTAGAAGATGTATCATGGAAATTAGCACCTCATTTAAGAAATGAAATGCCTGCAAAATGGACTAAAAGATTATCAAATGCAGAAAAAGTTGAGGTTAAAATCCCTGCTCCATCATCATGTCCTGATAGTGGTAATCTTAGAGTTTATATAGAAAAACAAAGTGGGTTTTGTTTGTCTCCAGAACATTTTGATAAAAATGCCAGTAATTATACAACTCCAATAATTAAATTTGAACCAGAAGATATACCAGCAGTTGTGTTAAACTGGTTTGCAAGTGGTAAATCTAATGAAGCAACTAAAGCAGGCTTGCAGGCAAAATTTGATAAAGTTGAAGAACAACTTAAAGAGTTTATGAAACAACACGCATCTTTAAACACTGCTATCAAAGCTATGCCTGAGATCGAGCACTATGTACCAACGGAATATATAGATAAACTAAAAGCCCCGTCTAAACCACGAGGAAAAGTACAACGTGACGAAAAGACCACGGTTGAAGAATTAGGTATAGATGTTGATGCGTTAACAAGTGCGGCAGTTGCACATCAGATTGCGTCTGCAGGAAGTGAGTAAACTATGACTAATAACTTTATTCAATCTCACCAATATGAGATGTTCCCTGATGAAACAGAAGAAGAAATGCGAACTGGTACACACGGTTCGCATAGTCAATCAGGTAACTTAACTGAACGTGAGTTAGTGGTAATTAGATTACGATTCGGTATTGATTGCCCTAACGAACAACCTTGGACTTTTACCCAAATAGGTAAATTGTTTTCTGTAACTAAACAACGTGTCGAACAAATAGAAAGACGTGCGTTACGTAAACTACGTAACAATCCTGAAATGAAAAAACTTCGGCATTTAATAGTAGGAGACCTATGATGGGTAAGAAAGCTGAAGTAGTTTGGAAATATTTACTCGATAACAGATTAGCCACACCGTCACAAGTTTCAAAGGATACTGGCGTAAGTTATGCCTACGTCCAAAAACTTATGGGTACGATAGGTACTCCAAAAGAAATATTTGAAGCTGAAGCAAAAGCACAATCTGATTTTGATAAAGCAATAGTAAACGCTCCTATTAGACCTAATACTGTTAATGTATGGAAAGATAGAGTTTTACAAATATTAGTTGTTGTTGCCATTACAATAGTAATTGGCTCGTGGCTTTACATGGTTTGGTAATTGGAGAAAAATTAAATGCAACAAAAGAAAGTAACACGTTGTGATTTATTATCAGAAGCATCAGCTTTAACATCACAAGACCGTAATAAAGAATATGGCGATCCCGTTGATAATATGACCCATATAGCAAACATTTTTAACGCTATAACTGGTCATCAACTTAAACCATCAGATGTTCCCATACTTCATGTGGCAACAAAACTTGCTCGCAAACGTACAAGTCCTCTTAAGAAGGATCATTACGTTGACATCATGGCGTACACTGGGATCGCTTACGAATGCGAGCTAGAAGAAAAAGATCAATAATAAAAAACTGGAGGGTACTATTATGATACGATCTGATTTGTCGAAACCTCGACGTATGAGAGAAGACAAATACAAAACTGCACCTAAATGCTACACTTGCCAAAGTGAAGCTAAAAGAGAAACAGTTAAACACTATTCTTCATATCAAGGTGAAAAATACCAAGGCCCAGAAGAAATAAAAAGTGAAAAACTTGTTACAGACGAAGAAGGTAAAATTTCCTATATAACCGAAGTATATACAGGTTTTTACCTTATGAACTTTGGTAATTTTTGTAGTTTAAAATGTGGATTGAACTGGGCAAACCATGAAATTAATAGACGCAGACTAAACAAACTAGAGAAACGCGACACTCAGGCTAGAAAATGTGGCAACGCTATAAAACCTGAAGACCAAGCAAAACTACAAGTTTTTCGTAATGCTATGAGAGGAAAAAGTGAATGAAAATAGCGATTGTTGACTTAGAAACCTATTGGGCAGTTGGTCACTCGCTTACTAAAATGTCTCCTATTGCGTATTGTATGCACCCTGACACAGAGATAATTTCTTGTGCATTTAAATTTAGCGACGAACCAGTTGTCGTCGCGTTTGGGGAGCAGCAGGTGAAAGACATCTGCGAAAATGTCGATTGGTCTGACTACTGGGTAGTTGGGCATAATCTCTCTGGCTTTGACGCTATGATTTTATCGTGGCGACTTGGCATTAAGCCTAAACTATGGGGTTGTACTCTCGCAATGGCTAGACCTATCCACGCGAAAGATGTGGGATTGTCGCTAGCTAAACTTGTATCTCATTACAAGTTGGGTGAGAAAGATCAATCGGCATTAGTAGCTACTAAAGGTAAAAAACTTGCAGATTTTACTGAAGACGAAGTTAATGCAATGCGGCAGTACAATGCTGACGACGTCGATCAGTGCTACAATTTATTGACACGACTCATCAGTCGCACACGCAAAGATGAAGTTAAGTTAATCGATATGACAATTCGTATGCTTGTCGAACCACAATTTGATGTAGATATGGATTTACTGGTTAACACGTTAGCAGATGAAAGTGCTCGTAAACAAGCAATGCTTGTAGAATCTGCTGATATTATGGGTGTACGAACTCCAGAAATGTCTGACGAAGAAGCCGCTCAAGAATGCTTGACAGTGTTATCTTCTGCGAATAAATTCGCACTGTTCTTGGAGGCTTTAAGTGTCGACGTTCCGACTAAAATTTCCCCTACTACTGGTAAGGAGATTCCCGCGCTTGCGAAGACGGACGAAGGTTTTCTTTCCCTCCAAGGACACCAAAACCCGCTCGTCGCTACAGCTGCTGCAGCACGCCTCGACGCGAAGTCTACTATCTTACAAACACGTATACAGTCATTTATAGATGCGGCTGAAGCGCACCCTGACAAAAAAGTACCAATTCCACTTAAATATTATGGCGCAGATACTACTGGTCGGTGGTCTGGTTGGGGGTATAACCCACAAAATTTACCACGTATAAATCCTTATGACCCAAAACCATCAGACGCATTAAGATCGTCGTTGGTAGCCCCGCCTGGGAAGAAGATCGTCGTCGCCGACTTGAGCGGCATTGAATTACGCGTTAACCATTTCTTGTGGCAAGTACCATCAAGCATGAAAATGTATCAGGACGACCCTGAAAAAGCTGATTTGTACCGAGATTTTGCAAGTAAGTTATATGAAATTTCACCAGATGATGTATCTAAACAACAAAGGCAAGTGGGTAAAGTAGCACATCTAGGACTAGGTTTTGGTGCAGGGCATGTCACTTTTCAAAAAGTTGCAAAACTTATGGGTGGTGTAGACATCACCGAAGATGAAAGCCGAGATATAGTTGATAGATGGCGATACGAGTACAACGAAATTTGTACTGGTTGGCGTACATGCCACAAAGCGTTGCCGACTATTATACGTGGCGCAGAAGGTGCATCAGTTGATCCGTGGGGGTTTATAACACCTGTAGAAGGAGGACTACGTACGCCTAAAGGAATGATCCGTTATCCAGATTTACGTATAGAATATGATGATGAGACAAACCAACAAGAATGGTGGTATGGACATGGTCGAAATAAAGCCAGAATATATGCAGGGAAAATTGACGAAAACATCGTTCAGCATCTTGCGCGCTGTGTAATTGCTGACAACGCATTAACTGTACAACACGAACTTGGTTTAAATCCTGCACTTATGGTACATGATGAGCTCGTATACGTCGTCGACGAGTGTGCAGCCCCAGGGATACTGAACGACGTGCAATCAATAATGCGAACACCTCCCACTTGGTGGCCTGAGTTAATTACATGGAGCGAGGGCGACATTGCAGATAATTATGGATCAGCAAAATAATACTTGAAATGTGTTTACATGTGTGTATATATAAATAAAAAATTGCAGGAGAACAATATGAGTATAGCTGATGAGTTTAAATTAAAAAAGATACCTAAAGCTAACTACTCACCTAACAAACGTACAATAATTAATACAAAAACTGGTGAGGTACATGTACAAAAAAAGGCAGTAAAGGTTGGTCTTAAACCGTTTCGCCTTACAAAAAGGAACATACTATCGTAGAATTAACCCACCCTTGGAGTTACTCGGCTTTAACCTCGTATGAAACTTGCCCAAAGCGTTACCAACTTACACGGGTAACGCGACAAGTTACTGAACCACAGACTGAAGCTACTAAATGGGGTAACGAAGTGCATAAAGCATTAGAATTATTTGCTAAAGGGCAAAAACAATTACCCGAATCCATAGCAGATTATGGTAGATATGTACGCAAACTACAAAAGATTGAAGGCAAACGTGTTATAGAAGAACGCGTTGCGCTTACGAAAGCATTCCGTAAAACGACGTGGATGGCGAAAGACGTATGGGTGCGTGGAATTATTGATATTGGAGTAATTGGGTCGAACACCGCATACTTACTTGATTGGAAAACAGGCAAACACCGACCTGATCTTGATCAGTTAAAACTATTTGCGGCATTAGCTTTTGCTATGTACCCTTGGATTTCTAATGTTGTAACGGGTTTTGTTTGGCTTAAACCAAAAAAATTTGACAAAGAAAAATTTACTCGAGAACAAGTACCAGATATATGGAGTGAATTTTTACCGCGTTTAGCTAGACTTGCGCATTCTTACAACGACGACAAATGGTTGCCTAAACCATCAGGACTTTGTAAAAATTGGTGTCCAGTAGGACGTTCCTTATGTGAGTTTTGTGGGGTGTAAATATGGCAACAACGCCCGAAGGAAAAGTAAAGAAAAAGGTTAAAGAATATCTTAAATCTATTGGCGCTTGGTATTATATGCCTGTATCTAATGGCATGGGTAGGTCTGGTTGTCCTGACATACTTGTGTGTTTTAATGGTCGTTTTATGGCGTTTGAAACGAAAGCCCCTGGCAAGATCAACAACGTCACACCAAATCAACAACGCGAAATTGACGAGATAATACGTGCCAATGGACTAGCATATGTGGTAGACTCAGTAGATCAAGTCAAAACAATTATTGAAGGAGTAACACATGAGATGCAATAGATGTGGGTGTGAAGCAAAAACTATTTATGTTCATGGACACGAACAATGTTCACAATGCCATTCTGTTATAGAAGATTGTTGTCAAGGACTTGTAGTTCAAGAAGTTTCCAAAGATAACTATTATGTTGAAAAGAAAACTTGTAACATAGAGGTGGAAAATGACTAAGTCATCTAAAAAAGAATTAGCTACAAAAGCCAAATACAATAAAAAACCTAGTGTTCAGAAAAAACGCGTCATCAACAACAAAGCGCGGCGCCAAGCGCTACGCGACGGACGAGCTACCAAAGGTGATGGTACACACGTTCATCACAAAGTACCACTTGATAAAGGTGGCAGTACTGCAAAATCAAATACAAAGATAGTAAGTGCAAAAGTAAATAAAGGTTGGCGTAAAACGCACCCATCTATGTATAGTAAGAAAGGGTAAAAATGTTAGTATGGCAAGACAAACAAGCATTAATTTTGAAGATAAAAGATCCAGAACGTATACTAAATGTGCTACCGTCTGCCAAACAAATCAGTGTTAGAGGAAAACCTCTTGTAGCTGTTCCACACAAAACACGTGAAACAGTTGCATTACGACATCTAGGTTTTAATGCTCCTGCTCCAATACGAACTTATTACAAATGGTCAGGACAATATACACCGTTTCAAGCGCAGAAAGAAGCGGCGGCTTTTTTGTCAACTCACAAACGTGCATTTAACTTAAGCGAACTTGGTACGGGTAAATCACTAGCTTCTCTTTGGGCTTTTGATTACCTAAAAAGCGTCGGTCAACTCAACAAAGCGTTAGTAGTTTCTCCCTTGTCAACGCTTGAACGTACGTGGGCCGACGAAATCTTCAACCATTTCCCCCATTTAACCTTTGGTGTACTGCATGGTACTCGTAAAAAACGGTTACAATTACTTGAGCAAGACTATGATGTGTATATTATTAACCATGATGGTGTAAATATAATTGAACCACACATTAAAAACCGAAAAGATATAGACTTAGTTATCGTCGACGAAGTAGCTCAGTGCGCCCGCAACGCAGGTACGACGAAATGGAAAGCTATTAATACTGTAGTCAATCGTCACGCAGAACCACGCGCATGTTGGGCAATGACGGGAACGCCAACACCTAATGCTCCAACAGATGCTTGGGCGCAGTGTAGATTAGTATCTCCACAAAATGTACCCCCTTATTTTGGTCGGTTTAAATCCCAAGTAATGAAACAATTAACACAATTTCAATGGATTCCTAGACCTGAAGCAACCGATATTGTTCGTAATGTTATGCAACCCGCAGTGCGTTTTACACGTGATGAATGTTTGGACTTACCTCCAGTTATGTTTGAAACACGATCTGTGCAGTTAACAAGTGAACAAAATAAAGCGTACAAAGATATGGTTACTAAGCTACGTACTGAAGCTGACGAAGGAGAAATAACTGCTGTAAATGAAGCAGTTAAAATGGGTAAACTAGTACAGATAGCTTGTGGCGTCGTCTACGCCAATGACGGCACTGAAGTGGCACTACCAACTGCGCCACGCATAGAAGAAACAAAATCTATAATCGAATCAGCAGAGGGCAAAGTCATAGTATTTGTTCCGTATGTATCTTCTGTAAACATGGTTGCTGAAGAACTTAGTGCTGATTTTTCAGTCGAAATTATTCATGGAGGGGTAAAGAAAGTAGAACGAGACAGAATATTTAAAGCGTTTCAATCTACAAAAGACCCTAAAGTGTTAGTCGCGCAACCAGCGGCTATGTCTCACGGTTTAACATTAACTGCCGCGAGTACAATAATATGGTATAGTTGTGTAACCAGTAATGAAGTATTTGAACAAGCCAACGGTCGTATCAACCGACCTGGGCAAAAGATGAATAACTTTATTATTCTATTAGAAGGTTCGCCAGTTGAACATCGAATATACAGCCGCTTGCAGAAGAAACAACGACTGCAAGGTGCGTTACTTGATGAAATAAAAGCTAATCGTGAAAAACTTATTGCTTGACGTATAAAGAATATACGTTTATGTGTTTACATGTTAACACATATAATTTAAAATAGGTGAACCATGAATCTTTTAGACACAGCACAACTATCTGAAAAACTGGGTCTCTCTAAAGGTGCGTTGCATCAATTAAGAAGACGAGAGGCTAGTTTTCCCGCTCCCATTAAAGTCTCTCAAAAAATTCTTAGATGGGACGAAAATGACATCAATAGATGGCTAACAATAAAAAAGAAGGAGAGTAAGCATGAATATGCAGGCGAAATTGAAAGTGCCGGAGCTTGATGATGCGTCATTACTAAAACTATTTATCGGTTTAAGAGATAGACGCGCGCAAAGAAAGGCAGCGTACGAAGCTGACGACGCAAATGATAAAGAGAAACAAAACGGAATTGAAGTTGAGTTTCTACGTAGGTTTAATGAACGTGGTATTGATAACGTGTCTTCACGTGAACACGGTACTGCTTATAGGTCTACACGATCATCTGTAACAGTTGATGACCCTGATACATTTATGGGACACATTATAAAAAATGAAGCATGGGAATTACTAGACAAACGTGCAAGTAAAAAGAATTGCCAAGAGTACGCAGAAGTACATGGTGAACTTGTTCCTGGCACAAAATATAGTGAAACCCAAGTTGTTAACTTTAGGCGTAAATGATGCTTGAAATTGCAGAACCTCCAGTAGAAGCAGTTATTGTACATTCAATGGATAGAATGAGAGCATACTATTCAGACGATGAAAAAATTATTTGTGCTTCTGCAGATGGGATAACTCCCTCAGAAAAGATTTCTGCACCACAAGCAAAACAATGTGCCGTATGCCCCCAAAGTTCTTGGGGTTCAAGAATTACACCCAACGGAAAACGTGCAAGAGCTTGTACTGAGTATGCTACACTTAAATTACTTGTACTTGACGAACCTAATTATGCTCTGTTGCGTGTACCTTCGACTTCTTTAAAATCTTTTAGAGCATATGAGAAGTCGTTATCGAGCAGAGGTTATGGTTTAAAAGGTGTTGTTACTTTTATAACGTCGCAACCAAAAGAAAACTTTAACCTCCTTGTCTTTAAGGTCGTTCGTTTTTTAGAAAACAATGAGCTTATGGCAATTAAAAGTCTGTCTGCTAGCCCTCGACCACAATTCGAGAAAACAGATGGTTACATTCACTAAAACTAAAATAGGAGACTGCTAATGGCTGATAAAAATGCCACCTACATTGTCACTGGAGCGACCGCGCTCTGGCCTAGACTAAATCAAACTTATAAGTTTGTTAAAAAAGGAGATAAGCAAGAACGTATTGCTTGTGCTCCAACTGACGACGGTGCGGAATACACCTTAAATCTTGCCCTAACAAAAGAGCAAGCTGTTCCTTTGTACAACGCTATGAAAAAAACTTATGCAGGTAACAAGCAGGACAAATGGCCTGCATTTCCTTCGCATGATGAAGTTTTTGAAGTCGACGAAAATGGATCTTACATAGCTAAAACTAAACTCAAAGGTGCGTTTAATAACGAACCTACATCTGTTGCTCAATTTGATGCAAGCAACAATGAGTTGCCAAAGGACTTCATGCTAACGACGGGGTCTAAAATAAATGTACTTGTAACATTCGTTGTGTATGATCCGTCACGCTTAGATGGATCGGGAGTGAGCCTACGTTTACGTCAAGTACAGGTTATTGATTTAGCCGAACTAAGAAAGAAATCTGCGTTTGACGCTGTTGAGGGCGGGTGGACTAAATCTGAAGGTTTTGCTACGGGTTTTGAAACTGTATCTGAAGAAGCGGCTAAAGCACCTGAAAAATCAGGTCAAGGCTTTGATGGTACATATGAAGAGCCAAAAAAGTCTAAGCCAACGGATAAGGCAAAACCGAAAAACGAAGCTAAAAATGTCGAAGACTATAACGACATTGATGAAGCATTAGATAACTTAGAGTTTGAAGACGCTTAATTTAAATTAAAAGTCCTAGGTAGCCGAAGCAAATTCGGCTACCCTATTTGCTAAAGCATTAACACATTATGGAGGTAATGATGCACACCTTAGAGTTCTTCGAGTGGCTATTGCCCTCGAAAGGGCATACTGTCTTAGGTGTTCCAGAGGCAAACGATTATGGTAGATTTTGGTGGAAAAATAGAAAATTCGCAACAGTTTCTGAAGCTGCGGCTGAAGCTGTTAAATTGGACGAAACCAAAGAAGTTTACGTCGCCATTAATTCGTTTGGTGATTGGTACAAAGACAAAGAGGATAAGTACAGAATACGTACACAAGATAACGTCAAATGGTGTAAAGCTCTTTACGATGATTATGACGTTAATCCTAATGAGCCCAAAAAATACAAAGACAAAAAAGAAGCAATCGCCGACGTTGCTAAACTAGCCCAGGCACTACGACTAACGCCAACGGTTGTTGATAGCGGAGGGGGCTACCACACTTACTTTCACTTAGATGAAGAAGTAGACAAAGCAACTTGGTTAGAATTATCTACGTTAAAACGAGATATTACAACTTTTCTTGAGATGAAAATAGATCGAGCTGTAGACTTAGATTCAGCACGTGTTTTGAGACCTGTAGGTACGCACAACAAAAAATATAATCCGCCTAGACCTGTAGTTCTTCTTAAACAAGGAAAGCGTTACTCAGTTGAACATTTACGAGCTACTATGCTGTCTTTTATACAAGAAAACAATATTCAAAGAGCCATTAAAAAAGGTGGGTTTGGAGATTTTGTTGAGTATGGAGATAAATTAGACCGTAATGAAACACGTGAAGCTGTCCTTAGTGGCGTCGAATGGCATAATAATATGCTTAAACTAGTAGCTTCATGGGTTACAAAAGGTAATACCGACGCAGAAATACACGGACTAGCAAAAGAACTTATACTTGAAGGGTACTCTGAAGAAGATACTCGTGCTGAAGTTCAAAAAATGATTGATGGTGCAAGGAGCAAAGGTTTTTGCCCACCTGAAATTGAACCTACCGTCGAGCAGGAGTCGGCCGCAGCGGGTGACGACGACGATGACGGTCAACAAACCAGTAACGCGACAGTGATTGAAGGGCAGACTATACCTTACTGGAACAGTAAATTGTATAGGTGGAACGGCGTTGCTCTTTCCAGGGCCTATACTGACGACGACGGAGCAATATCGTGGAAACCTTTTTGTAAATCATTTGTTTATCCTATTAATCGTATTAGAGATAGCGAAGGAACTTGGGTTATTCATTGGAAAGCAAAAGAAAAAAATGGTCAATGGAGAGAGTTTTTTATGCCAACCTCAGAGTTAGCTTCACCTACTCAAATGTCTGAAACTCTTTCAAGCCACGAAGTATTTTTAACAAGAACAAGAAACGCGAGGAATGATATGGCAGAATTTGCTGAAACATTAATTGAAACACTACAAAAATATCGCGTCGAAACAAAAACCTATGGGCAGTTTGGTTGGACAGAAGACCGTAAAGGTTTTGTTATAGGTACTAAGATGATTACAGAAAAAGGATCGCACGAAGTCTTATGTGATCCAAATGTACCAACAGATGTAGCAGTAAATTTTGGTCGTAAAGGTACGCTTGAAGAATGGATTTCCAACATCGACGTGCTTTATAATAGGGAGGGAGCGGAGCCGTTTCAGTTTGCATTATGCCATTCGATGGGGTCAATCCTTGTCGAGTTAATGGGTTCGTCAAACTGGCACGGACTCCCGCTTGCTTTTACGGGTCATGGAGGTACAGGTAAATCAACGGCGGCAAAAATTGCATGTGGTTTTTATGGTAAACCTGAATACATGGAAAGACAAACTGGCGATCAAGGTTCTACACTTAATGCCGTAATCAAACGAATTGCTATTATGGGTTCGGTTCCTCTACTCCTTGACGAGTTTTCTGGTAGAACGTCGGAAGAACTTACACGTACAGGTTACGCCCTTGCAAACGGCAGAGACAAAGAAAGACTGTCTTCTAGCGGTCGGTTTGCTACAGTAGGTGGTCAATGGTTCAAAAATTCTTTTATCACCTCCAATGACTCAATTTTGGAATCTATAGCCAAGTTACCTGCAGGGTATAAAGTAGAAGCTACTCAACTAAGATTTTTTGAAGTTCCACTAGCCGAAGGATATGTTAAAGATACTTTTCCTGATGTTAGCCAATCATTTGTAGAAAACCATATGGATAACGTGTATGGAGAAGCATGTCTTCCTTATATTCGATTTGTTATTAAACATCGTGATTGGGTACGTCGTCAGCTAATAGCTGCACGTAGCAAGTTTAACCCACAATCAGAAGACGACAACAAAGAACGTTTCTACCGCGACACGATTGTAACAGCTTTAGTTGCAGGAAAAATTGCAGAAAAAATTGGTCTAATTTCATTTAATGTAAACGCAATGAGTAAATGGGCAACAGCTCAAGTATTAAAACTTAGAGAAAGTAGACGCGAGGTTAATACTAGTATCCAAGAACATCTAGCGGCTTTTATCGCTACATTACACGGACGACTCATCGTTACTAAGCGACTTGGCTCTGCAAACACAAGCAAAGAAGATACTTCAATGCCACTACGTACTGTACCCGCAGGGCGTTTATGTACTGAGGATAAAAAAGCATTTATAACAGTTAAATCTTTATCTGATTGGTGCAAAGAAAACTCTGTTACCGCAGGAGCAATGCGTGATGAATTAGACAACGCAGGGTATCTTGTATTACAACCAAATGGAGAACCAAACAAACGTATGTACATAGGTCAAGGGTCAACAATTCCAAGTGGTATGGCTCGATGCTATGAGTTAAAGTATCATAAACTCATGGACGGTGTAGGTGTAGGATTAGCTAACACACCAATAAAAGAAGATGCAAAAGCTTCATAAGTTTCGCTCAAATGTTGTCCTCCATCAACTGAGCGACACGTTGGTGGTGTTTACTGCCAACGTGAAAAATAAAAAAGCCCCCGATTCGGGGAGGGACGATCGGGGGCAGTTGGTCGACACTGCAGGCAATTGAGCATTTTAATGTGTCGACATGGAGGTAACCTATTACATTCCGCTTTCACGCATTCTCTTTAATCTAAGTGCTACTGCTTCTTCGTTACAGACGTTGCAAATTCTGCCAGGCAACGTAGATAACGGTTCAGGATTGTGACTATCCATATAGTTATTTATTTTTCTACTACATATACAACAAGTTATAGGTTTACGAAGTTTCTTTTCTTTAGCAAAACTGTTGAAATGTATTTCCAATTAATTTGTACCTAGTCTTTTTTGTAATTTAGATTCTCGTTTCTTTTGTGCACGTGTGGATTTTAACAACTCCATAACAGAACTCTTTGTTAAAATATTTTTGGAATCATTAAAGAATGGTCGAACACGATCTTTTGCTTTTTGAAGATCCCGCCATTCTTTTCGGAGTTCACTCTTTTTGTTTTTATCACGTTCTTTATGAGCTTCTATATATTCTCGTTTAAGTCGAGATGAACTTTCTGTAAAATACTCAAGCATTTTAAATTGCTGCCCACGTGTAAATTTAAGGTTTTGCAATTCTGTAGGAGGCATACCTGTTGCAGTCATTATTAACTCAGATAAAGATATATTACGAGGATCAATAATTACATCATTGTTACTAGCTTTAAATCCATCAGATGCGTATATAAAAGAATCTATATAATGGCGAGCACCTTTAGGTATCATTAACCCAAATCCTTTAAGTTCTTGCCCTTTACTTATAGCTTCAACTCCTGCACCAAAATTACGAACTGTGCTAGCACTTGGGCCTGCAAAAACATCAAATAAATAACTAGCTATTCCATCTCTAGTAAACTCAAGATCACTATATGGTTGAAATGCAAAAATATTTTGATGCCCAATTTTACCAGAAAAATCCAAACCCAAATATGCAGGTAGCCCACGCGTTAACAAATTAGCTAAATCTTTATCATCTATATTTTCACGTATAGTTTGTTCTACATAATTTGCATAACCATTATTAGCTTTTGCTTTTTCTGCAAATTCTTCATCATCATCTGCCCCCCATAACATTACAAGTCCTGCAAATGGAGTTAGTAAAGGCAAACCTTTGATACCTGTTGTAATTGCAGCATGGGATAATGTTGCTCCCAAAGTTCTCCAACCTATCATTTTAATTTCTGGAGTTTCCCCTGCAAAAGCTTGTTTCATAGCACGTCCGTAATTCCATGCCATCATAATTTGATACTTACGGTATTGTGTTGTTAATTTAGGAAGCTTTTTGATAGCTAATGGAGCATCTAAACCGTTAAATGCACCTTGTGTGTGCTGTACAGCTGTAATAGCGTAATCCAAAGGATTATCTATACGCAATGCTTTTAGCCTACTTTTATTTTTCTTAGCCATTTCAAAAGCTGCTATAGCTGTTGATAATCGGTTATGAGCTTCAACATAACGAGCAACTTGATATAATCTGTGAGTTATACCTGATACTTTATCTGTTGCTTTATTTAATAATCCAAAACCTGTATCAAAACGATTTAACTGAGCTAAATCTTCTTGAATACCAACATCTGCAAGCTGATGTAATTCTAACTCTCTAACAAGAGGTTGGTATTCTTTTGGCATAACACCATCAGTATTATCAATTTCAACATTATTATTGGTATCAATTACACCCATCGTACCAACAGTTGCTATTTGTTTAAAAAATCCCCCTTTAATTGCTTTATGAGCAATACGATATGCTTTAAACATTTCATACCAAGCTCTAGGATAGCCCCCAAAATCACCAACTAATTTATTAATGCCAATTAATACCTGTGTAGCGTTTTGTACATGGTAAGCATAATTTGTAGTTAACATAGAAACAGTATTAAACGCAGCAATACGATCTTGAATTGCGTTAAAAATACCGTCGTCTCGACGCATCATTTGCGTATAATGTTCTGATAATAAATTATATGTTTCCTGTAAATTACCGCGATCTTCAGCAGCTTCTTTTTTAGCTGTCGCAAGCGCTTCATTTATTTCGCCCGCAGTTTTCATTGTAGCAATTAAATTTGCTTCTGCTCGCGCCTGAAATACAAAAGAACGAACCATATCTTTATCATAACCCGCTCTATTTAATCGTCTTGCGCCAGATGTTCTAGCATCACGTGCATCCATTGATTCAAAATAATGCTCGCGAATCATAGTCCTAAATGCTTCTTTAGTTGAATCATCTAAATTTGATTTTTCATCTGCTTTTAATTTACCTAATAAACTTTCAAGCATAGCAGTAGAAGGTGCTCTATCATTATCAAACCTAGAATCTCTTTTAAATGCTTCTGTTCGTGCATATTTAGAGCCATTACTTTCAGCAAATCTATTTGCAGCTCCTCTAGTATCAAAGAATTGAACTACATAATGTTTTGCATCAGACTTTAATTTTTCAAGAGTTTTTCTATTTTCTGTTGTTTGGTTGGCATCTAAAGCTTTTTCTGCGTTTAAAAGCTGATCAGACTTAAGAACAGCAACATATCTACCAAAACGTTTCAACGGTGCGTAAGGGCCTTTAACAGATGACGCACTAAAGAAATTTCCTACAATCCCAAGTTCTTTTACAAAATCTCTTTTTTCTTTTAGTCGTCTTGCACCATGAGCAAAAATATCTGCAATAATTTGTTTTTCAGCATTATTAAAACGATTAAACGCAATCTTCATAATAGGATCAATTTTAACGTCTTCTTGCCCTTCAAAAACATCAGGATTATATTCTTTTGGATCATACCCCCACTTTTGAAAGAAAGTAGACTTGCCTAAAAAATCATTTAAAAGAGCATATCGTTCTGGTTTTAATTTCTGAGCACGTACAGCTATAGCTTCTGTTTCTTGATCTAAAGAATTTTTAATAGCTTCTTGACTCTTTAACGCGTTATACACAGTTTTTGCTGATGGCATTTTAACAGATGCGTCATGTACAAAATCATATAAAAATTTTAAATACTCTTTAGGTGTTGTTACTAACCCTGCTAAACCATCATAAAATTGAGCAGCATCATCTCCTAAATTACTTTTTACCCATGTTCTACCTTTAGCTCGTTGTATAGATACTCCTGAATCTTGTCGTTTCATAGAGAATTTTTTAGCAAGAGTTTTGTAATTTACACCGCCCTGTCTACCAGTAGTAGTACGTTCTGCGGCTGCTCCAGTAACACGATCAAATACAACATTAGGAACTAAACCATGTCTATGACGGGTTATTCTACGACGAAACTCTGCAAGTAGCCTCATAACATCGCGTTGATTTACTCCTTCTAAGCGTTTGTATTGCCCAAAACCTGCACCTATAGATTTAATCTTTTTGCCCATTCCTCCTGCATCAATAGTCAACGCAAACAAATTTGGAATAAAAGGATCTGTTTCAGTATCTTGCCTAGATTCAGGGATTTCAAAAGCTTCAAATGTTAATAAAGGTTCTTGCATGTTACCAGAATAAACATCCATCTGAACTTCCATAGGAGATCCCTCAACAAATGTTCCATCCATATTTTCTTGTATTTCAAAACCAGCTATAGTTCTTATATCTGTATACTCACCGATTCTTGAATTTTTACCCCAAGAAAAAACTTCTCCCCCACGACCAGTACCTCTTGTTACGTTTGCGTCTTCTTCCATAAAAACGCCTCTGTCCGATCCTGCATAATAGTCAGCAACTATAGTATTATCTTTAGATGTTGCGCCTAACTCTGTATAAGCTTGATGGTAAACGCCTGCGGCGGCTCCATGTGATAATGATACTAATTCAGCAGGGGTTATCTGTTTAGTTTTGTTAGTAAAACGAGAAACTAAATCAGAGAAAAAAGCCTGAATATCACTAAGCCATTTTTGAGCAAGATTTTTAGATTTAGCATCGGGTTCAACACCCATATTTACAGCTTCTTCTACAGCATAAGCAATAGTTTCAACATCTATGTCACTTTCGTGCATACCAGTTGCCCTAGCAAACACTATACGCGCCATTGTACTGTCATGTATTTTTCGTTCTATAGAATTTTCAGGACTATCTCTCCATTCATTTACTGCGCTAGCTAATTTAGATACTTGATTCGGAGCAAGCAGTTTTTCTAATCCTAAATGAACTCCAACTTCGTGTAATATAACTCCTTGTTCAGTACCGACATCTATATTATCAGCTATAAGATGAGTAGTAACTCCATCAGGATCAATAACACCTTGTGCTGTTTCCAATTCTTTTAAAGAAACAAATTCTTCTGATTTTTTTAACCCGCGATTAATTTGTTTGTAAGCGGTTCTAGCATTTTGATGTACTTTAAATACACTATATGGACTATCAGGGTAAACTGGAAAAGATAATATTGATTGTGATGAAAGTCGTCCAATACTTGAGCTTTTTGTGTACCCCCGCGTTTCACCTGTATCGTCTTCAACAAAAGCTTCACCTCGACCAAACATTTGTTCAATAGTATTGTTAATATTTTCAACAGTTGTCTTGCCTTTTGGAGCATCTTTAGCTGATCGTTTTACTTTTCGTTTTTGTTTTGTTTCTACTGTTGGTCTTGCTTGTTCGTTGACTGCGGTGAAACTGTCTGGGTCTCCTTCTTGGGACTGTGTCTCTGTATTATCCTGAGTTCCGACCTGTTCAGTTTGATTCCTGCCGCTTGAGCTTTTAACAGCCCTGGCAGTCTTTCCTTCTGTGTTATTTTGGGTGGTGTCTGCGTCATATCTTCTTTCTATCTCCCTTTGTTCTTGTTGCATTTGAGCGTCAGAAATATCTCCTACACGATTTTCTTCAACAATTGAAATCCATTCAAGTAAATCATTTCTACTTAAATTTTTAACATCAACTGCTCCGTCTGATTTAGTATTTCTCCATTCTGTTATAGCTTCTTGTCCATATTCTTGAATCATTCTAGTTTGAGCAGCGCGACGTTCAATATCAGCACGCTCTTGACGTACATCTGCGTATTCATCTTTTTCTTCAGCTTTTGCTTTTGTCCAAGCTCTATCTTCTTTACTTACTCCTGTGTAATTACCTTGACCTACAGAAGCTACAGTACCCATTCCTTGTTGTTGAAAAATAGAATTATCAGCAATATCGTCGTCGGTAACTTCATCTGCATCCGGTCGTTGGTCAACGACATTTTCTGTATCAGCTAATTCATCAGTTTGTCTACTTGCTTCTATAGTTGCCGCACGTTGCGCTTTAGCCATTTCAGCAAGACCATTAGCAATCTTAGCAATTCCTGCATCTTTTTCGGCTTTAGTAGCGTTTTTAGGAATAACGCCTTGCTGTTCTAATATTTTTGTTTTGAATCTATTAATCGAAGTACTAACAGCTTGTTTGCTCTTAACGCCTGCTAGTTCTGCAATTTTTGTTGTTTGAAATTTTCCTCCCGCCCAAACATCATCTATATTAGATTTATTTTCTCCAACAAAATGATCGACAAGAACGTCATATATTTTTTTCTGATCGTTACTTAAACCTTTTACTTTAGGAACTTCTTTAACTGTCAACGCGTTAACAGATTGATCCGTAGTTTCATCTACAGTTGTTTCAGGTGTCGTCGTTGCTTCGTTCTTGGCCATAACTTCAGCGTCGACTTTATTTTGGAATGCAGTTCTACCGTTTTTATCTTTTTTGTAAAAACCAGTTCTATTTTCAAATGCCTGAGATAGTCCTCCAACTGTTTCCCAATCTTTTCCAAGTTTTTCTTCCGCGTACGCACGTTGAGCAGCTACAACTTTTCCTTCGGGTTTAGGAGGTTTTACTTCTGTTGTTTCAACAACAGATGTTTCAGTTGTTGTTGGTGTTGTTTTAGTTGTTGTCTTAGTCTTCTTAGGTTTAGGAGCATCGTTATCAACTGGAATAACAGTGCCATCAATAACAGCTTGAGCGTGTGCATCAAGCGCTGCATTATATTCTTGTATACCTGCATCTCTATCATCTTTTGGTACAAAATCTTTCATAAATTTTGTTAGTTCACTGTTTTCTTCTTTTTGGTTTGCAGGATAAACCCCTTTTGTAAGTTTATAATTTTGATATGCTTGCCCAATTTCCGTTTGAGGATTTAAAGCATCAGTTTTACGATTAGCTTCTCTTTCTTTTAAAAATTGATCTCGTGGAATAAATGACTTTGCAGCTTCTAAACGTTTTATTCCTGTATCAATATCTGTTTCTTGCTGTATAATTTCTGTATCTTTATTTTCAGCAGCTTGTGCGGCTTGCAATTGAGCTTCTTCGTTAGCTAATTCTTGTTGTAAATTAGTTGAAACTTCACTAATTTGTGTTTCTGAATTACCAGGCCCTTTTTCTGTTATTTTTCTAGCCCCAAAAGCCGCAACATCAATGGGAGCCATCGCACCTTCTGCAAGACCTTCAACTAATATTTCACCTGGTCTAAGTTCTTCACCTGTTGCTACTTGTGCTAAAGCCTCACCAGTACCACCACCAATAGCTTGAACACCTGTTTGAGTACCAATTCCTGCCAAATTAAAATTAGCTCTTGACGCTAACCCAAGAAAAGCAAGATCCGTAGCAGCAATAATTGAACCACGCGTAAATCCTTTATCAGCTTGATCTGCCATAAATTTTGTATCTTTTACAGCTTCAAGAGCTTGATTAGGATCGCTTAAATCATAACCTGCTTTTTGTGCTTCCCCTAAAAGTTGACCATATCGTTCTTGAAGATATGAAGAACCTCCCATTATACCCATTGCTGTTTTAGGATTTTTCTTTGCAGTTAACATTACTGCGGCAAGTGTAGGTATCTGCTCACCTGCAACTTGAAGCATAGCAGAAGTAGTGGCTAACGGATCAGATAATGCTTTCATAATAGCGCCATCTTGCCCAAACCATGTATCTGCTTCAACAATTTCCTGAAGTTGTTTTTTTCCAGCTTCTGTCATAGGAAAATTTTGTTCAGTATAAACAGCTCGATCATATGCTTTTTGAGCGTATTTAGCAGCCAGCGCATCTAATTCTTCAGGTGTCTCTCTGTCTGCGTATTGCCAAGTTAGCATTTTATACCACCAAGGTCTTTCTTCTCCTGCAGCTTCTAACCTAGCGTCTTCTTTTTCTACTGCTTTTGCCGCAGTTGATAATTCAACAAAATCTTCTGCCCTAGAAACATTCGCAAGGTTTGCTATATTTGATAAACCTCGACGAACAGTTTTATATGTTGTATCTAAAAATCCTGTGGGAGCTTCTGTACTTACATTACTTTGTTTGTTACGTTGTTCACGCAATCTAATAAGCAATTGTTTTTGAGCTTCATTTAAACTGCTTTGCCCAAGATCATCTTCTTCATCATAAATAGAAGGATCATTATTTCTGTTTAAAACACTATTTAAATACTCACGCTGTGCTTGGTTCATTAGTTACCCAACCTAATAAATTCTGCTCTTTGTACATCAGTCATGCTTAACCACTCTTCGTTTGATACTCCAGTAGGAGGAGCAGATATTAAACCAAGACCTTGTTTTACTCTGTTTGTATATTCTAATAATTTTTGAGGTTCTTCTGATAAAGACTCTGCAATTACTGCGTAAGTATCGCCAGTTACCCATGAATTATACGCTCTTTGAGCAACTTTATCATTCCAAGTTAAACCAGCTTCTTGCGCTACTTCTTGTTTTAATTTTTCAATTTGGGCATTTGCTAAACTAGTTCTTACTTTTGTATTTTCTTGTTTAAGTATTTCTGTGTATTTAGCAGTATCGTTAAGTATATTTTGATATGTTGTACCTGCTTCAAGATTTTCAGTTGACGCAATTACTTTATTAAGTTCAGCTTGACCTTTCTCTCTACTAAATAATAACTCAGCATATCCTCCAGCATTTCCAAATGTAGTAAGCGCTTGTACGTCTTGCAGAGCTGTAGCCACATCTGGGGCGTCAACTAATGTAGCTACAACCTCGCCTTCTGCTACTTCTACAATTTTAACGCCTCCTCCTTCGGTGCGTGTAAGAGTAATACCAAAATCGGTTCCATTTTTTTTGTCAAAATACTCAGCTAGTCCTACAAAATCTTGGTTTTGTAAAAAAGATGAAACTTCATTTTGAATCATTAACCCGTTATTAGCTATTTTGCCAATTTCTTCAGCGGTATATTC